CATCAGTAGTCTTTGAAACATATTCTGAGAAATTTGTCGTACCTGCACTAACAATAGTTGTCCATGTACCATCAATAAGAATAGACTGCATAAGTTTGTCGCTATCTTCATAATAGAACCATATAGAATCAGCATCAATTGTGTGGCTTACTCCACCCTTGACATAAGTAATCTTATCTGTTGTACTGTCATAAGTAGGCATAGTATCACACTTAATTGCTTCATCTACATTAAGCAAAGCTATCTGTTCGTCAGTATAAGTATTTGCATCAGAAACTCCCTGTGCTACTTTACTATCAACAGAACCAGTAACAGTTGAATCACCATTAAGAGTTGCTATATCTTCTTTATTCTGTTGTACCTGTGCTTTCTCTGTGTCATCGTAATCATTAGTTGAAAGACCTTTACCAGTTTCCTTTTCAACGTACAGTTCTAAAAGAGCATTGATTTCTGACTTAGTGTAATAATTCAGAAGGTCAGCAGAGCCGCCGCTTAATACTCTCCACTTGCCTGTTTCATCATCAACTGTGTTTGCCTTATTAAAGAGATAAGGTAATCCAGTCTCAACACACGTTGCTATAAAAAGACTTGGTAAGTAATTCTCATTGTATTCTCGCATATCAGCGAGAGTTTCAAACATATCTCTCTTGACATTAGGAGAAGATTTTCTAATGTCAAAGTTATCTAACATACCAATAGCCATTTACAAATCCCTCCTTACTTAAATGTTATCTGATTATCTTCTGCTGCTGTTGGTTCGATTAATGTGTAGCAATAATAATCTATACCATCAACTGATACTTCGCTTCTCTGGAATGAATCCCAATAATTGATATTGTTGACTTCATCCTTGATACTTGTTAATGCACCAAATGACTTAGGATAAGCATAGAATACCTTACCCCAATTGGTAGTAATTCCACTATAAGTATAAGTCTTTGTATCTTTCAGTGTATTTGAACCACTCTTAATAACAGTCTCGTCAGGGTCACTTACACTTGCATCACAAATTCCATAGTATGATTTACCAACAAACTTAATTGTTATAGAAGAATTGGTTGTCTGCTGTCCGTCAGTTGTTGTTGCTTTAAATGTAACGTCTGACCTAATAGGTGTAGCTGGTGTGTACTGATATTGAAAATTACCACCATCAGCAACACCAGTTGTGACCTCGTTAAGTAAAGTATCACCTACATAGAATGATACCTTTGTAACAGGCTTGCTCTTTTTAGTTACTGCACCTTTAAGAAGAATAGTAGATATACTATCGTTCACAATATCATACAGCCTTGTAGCTGGCGTTGTACTAAGTGAAATTGTAGGTGGCTGATACTTTATAAGTATATCCTTTATAATATTTTCAAGATTAGTTCCAGTAGGATATGTCTTACCACTTGTTACACTACCTATATTCTCTGTTGCTGTAATAGCACTTGTAGTCTTAGCTACTACCGAGATAGCACCAGCATCAATTGTTGAACCGTCAGAGAACGTAAATATTAAATGATTATTAGTATTTATAGTAGCATTTGTAATAGAGATACCCTGTTCGCCATCTTTGACAAGCATTTGAGTTGTCTGTACAGTACCAGAATCGCCAGTCCAACGAAAGGTTACAATATGTCCATCGTCTACATCTGTAATTGACTGAATCGTACAAGGCTTTCCTCTGACCGCACCAAGTCCCTCCGCTGTTTTACGGACATAAGCTTGACATAATGCGTATGTTACAACATCCATTCAATCACTTCCTTTCTTACTGCTCAATCCAAGTTTGGGATTCTGCATTATAAAAGAACACAGTACCAGTATCTATCTCTAAAAAAGCACTACCGTTAATTATTTCAGTATCTTTATAAAATCCAATTGGTTTAATATCGCTTGATAATCCACGCAATTCAAGTACGGGAGCGTTTGTGTGCTCACCTATATTAGTCATTGTAATTGCCATAGTAATTCTCCTTTCTTAATCTGGATAAAAATTAATCGTACACCCATCAGGGAATGATGTTGGGTAATATTCGCAATCTTGTGCTATCATTACACTTGTAAGAGAAGTATTCCTAAATGCAAATCGCCCAATCTTTTTGACTGAGCGAGGAATTGATATAATTGATAAAGAGCTGTCGTTGCAAAATGCACCAATAGGATTAGCAGACGGGATATTAATATTTGTCAGAATACCATTTACAACCTCCCATGAAGAATGTTCATAGATAGTTACCTTTTCTATAGTGACATCTGCTGTTAAGTCTTGTCCAGTTCTGTTGATAACTCCTATGTTGACAGTAAAGGAACTTGTGGAGTCAGGTGCATTAATGATTACAGTGTTACCCGTACCACTTAAACTCCAATCACCACCATCTCCGTTTTTAAAAAATCTAACATGAGGGATTACCCCATCAGGGAGTTCAGCATCTACAACAACTTTATATTTCTTAAAAGAGTTTGCAGAGAAGTAATATTCACCATACTGCCATTCCCATACAGGCATATTACGAGTGTAACAACCGTTTGGTAAGTTCACAAGATTTATGTTATACTTATCATTATTAGTATTAAAGGTGAGGAATTGTTCATTACTTGACGTATCATAGTATGCGGTTGAACTTATGCTTGCAAGCCAATCATTCCAAGAATATGCTGACGGGGCATCACCAAGAGTAAACCCATGTTGTGCAAGGAATGTGGGATTAGTTTTTTCAAGCATTGTACAAGCAATAAATGTACCACTTGTTGTACAGTTTTCAAATAAGTCTGTTTCAACAAGAAGATTAGAGCCATCAAATTGAGCGCTCCAAGTATCTTGAGATTTTACATTTAAGTCTACTAAACTCTGATAACTTCCTTGAGAAGATACTTCTAATGCTGCCTTTTGATAAGAAGCACTACTCTTAAAGGTCACAAAACCTGAGAGGTGTGAATTATTAAGTGTAGCAGAGAGAATACGTCCAGTACACTCGCCATAAACTTGAATATCACAATCTTCAAAAATAGGCTTGTAGCGTTCTCCTACAGATATTACACTAAATATATCATGTGATAAAATGAATATACCACTTTTCTTAAAGGTGGGTATATACATAGAACTATATAAATAGACTAAACGCCCTTGTTCTACTAATTCACCACTAAATGAAAAGTTTTCTATAGTTGGCATTGGTCTGTATGAAGGGTGTGAACTATCACCAGAAAATACATTTCTGTCATTAACGTACCAATTCAGAAATTTGACGTTTCTGAAACTATTTGCATAATACATTCTAAATAATTCAGCCTCTTGCAAATTCTCAGAACTCAAATATACATTCTTAATTACATGGTTTTGTCCATCAAAATCACAGGCGAGTATTACCCCTGAATTTGTGATGGTTTCATTTTTCATGTCAATGTCTGCACCTAATATAGCATATTTATTTTCTTGTGGAAGAACAGTCATGAGTTCATTCCATGTTGTTACAACGTAAGGGTTTGCCTTTGTACCATCTCCTGTCATAATTACACCTCCTTACTCTATTTCTGTAATTCCTTCTGGAATATATACTCCTAAAACATTAGAAGAATTAAAAGTTGTTGCTCTTATAATTGTTGTATCTTTGCCTCCCATTAACGTAGGAACAGAAGGAGTGATAGTTTCTCCCTTATAAAAAATCGAATTTGATTTATTATCAATTGTTTCATATACATAATCTTCATCAGAAGTCGGGTCAAAAATTGGCAGTTCTTCTATGTAAAAACCATATATGTAGCTACAAATATTTATATAGTTCCCCGTTCCATTTGCAAGTATTTTCAATTCATGTTCTCCACTTTCACAGAAAAGGGGGAGAGTAAAACAAACCAAATTGTATTTATCTTGCAAGATGGTTTCTCTTGGGATATGAGATATTTTATTTTCATCAATATAAACATCCAAAGAACAATCTCCCTCGATTGTTCCAAAAACATTGGCATTAAAAACAATTAATAGATTAACGCTTTGGGTTGCTTTAAACTTTATAATTGTTATTCTTGTATTGTCTCTTATTATTTCTCCCAGCGTATTTAACCCATTTACCACAATAGGAGAAGCCCCAGAGTCTTTATAGTTTACTGCACCGATATATGCGGACTGATTTGTTACTATTGCTCCTTTGTAATATAACTGTACATTTTCTCCTACGTTTATAGTAGAGCCACTAAAATTGGGAACAGTATATTTAGTTCCATTTGATAAAACTTCTACGGTATAGTACCCATTTTGTAAATCCTCTATTACTCTACACGGGAGAGATGTGATACAATTTGATTTCTTCAAAAATTCGCTAATTCTTTTGTCGATTAACTCATTTAATGCCTCCAAAATGTATCACCCCCTCATACCATCATATGTCATATCGTTTGGCAGCCAGTTTATATTTGTGCAGTTTATGTTCATTTTTTCAGAACTTAAAGGAATGGTAATCGAATTTACAACAAAAATTCCATTATCAATATTACAGTATCTATCTGATACTCCTATTGTTTTATTAACATCTAAATGTGGGATAATCATTGAACTAAATGCTAACTGAACTTTTAACATAGAGTTTAATTTTAAATAGCGATTAGCCACAGACCTACAGTCTCGAATCATTTGTGCTTCTGATACATCGTAGTATTCAATTTCTTGACTTGTCCTGCGCAACCCCACACTAATGTTTATTGGTGAAAGCGGATTGGTATTGTATGCCGTATAACTTACATTTGGTGTATCTATCTTTGAAGTATTTGTGTATACGCACACAACATTTTCTCCCTCATCGAAAGAATAAGAATAATTAACTTCTTCATAAGTAGAAGATAAATCTATAAATTCCCATTGCAATGGAGTATATATATATCCGCTATTGTCAATACATGGTTCAAAACAGAGGTTTCCCTCTGTATTATAATATACTTCTGCATTATACAAATCAGAAAGTTTGGTAAATATATCTCCAATAAAAGCATTTGCATCAATAGAAATATCTGACTGAATTACTTGTGAATTATATTTAGTATGAATATGCGGTGGAGCAGAATCAATCATTGA